CCGTGTGATAGAGGTATTCGCCATCGGTCAGAAAATAATATCCGTCGATCCAGACACCATCAATCGGGCTTCCTATTCCGCCGCCTGTTACCTGGGTAACAGTGGAGCCATCGCAAAGCCACATTTTACCATCAGCAATTACAGCCTGCGTATTGAAGCTGTAAGGCATCGCTGCCTGATCCGTCCCGGAGATGTCGCCCACCTCATGCGCCGCTCCTGAGCTTGAAAGGCTAATCAGCTTGCCGCCAGATACGCGATAAAGGCCTCCCCTTCTTTCGTTGTAAACTCCACCCCTGTCTTTCCCTGATCCAGTGGCAAAAGATTTCAGGCCAGGATAGCAAAGCATGTACCCGTTGGCCTCGAGTATTTTCTTTTTGACCGAATACATGTTGACCGGCAGCGCGTCACGGTAATCGGTGTTTGGATCTACCTTGTCGCCTTTGATCAGGTTGACTTTCATATCTCGGCGCTGTTCAATTTAAAGTTGATGATTCTGGTGGCCACACGGGCCGCTGAAGAAGTGACAACAATTTTCACCTGCAGAAGGGCATCTGATGTTTCTCCGTCCGTGCCGTCTGCCTGGATCTGATAAATTACCTGCGTATCAGTGTTGGAGTCAGAGACAACAGTCAGGCCGTCATTGGCCGTGATGGTATACGAGCTGATCGTTTCCCCAATAACAAGCCAGGCGGTAAAATTTTCTGCGAAATTGTCAACGTCGCCGATAAACATCTCATTGGTTGCGCATCCAAGCGGGGCTTCTGAAACGTGGCCATAGAAGTTTTCAATACCGCCGAATCTGTTTTTCGATCCAACCGGCTGCCGCGCCGGGTAAAGCGTGCGCTTCATTGGCGCCGTTCTGGCGGACAGAAAAGAAAAGGCCGCTTGTGACCTGGTGACAAGTGAGGCGGTGGGCTGCTTCCCGAAGTTGTCCAGCAGCCGGACGGCCAAGCATACCTGGTACCCGTGCCAGAATTTGCGCTGCATGTTGTGCGGCGTGTTCAGGTCTGGGGTTTCCTCGAAGGCATACCCGGTGCAGATGTTGTTCGCCTCGAACTCTGCCGCCATATCTTCGAGCTTGGCAAGGGCAAGGTCAAGGTCTTCTGGGGAAGGAATAACGGTCAACCCGGAAATGCGCAGCTCTGAAAATGCGCCGTTGATGATATCAACTTTCGTTGTCACCGGCCATCTCCTTCAGAAGGTTCTCGGTTTTTTTTGTCCACCACTGCTTGATCCCGGCCTCTTTCGCCCGCAGGCGTATTTCGTCTTCAGTTTCCATGTCTTCATGGCCGTGATCCGCCAGCGGATTGGGCGCTGAAAATGTGAACTCTGCCGGATTTTCATGTCCGGCAGCTGAAAGCGGGGGGGTAGAAAAAGGGAACTCAACCGGCGGGGCCGCGGGAATCCTTCCGGCGTTGATCGCTTCGTCCTTGGTGAGGAAATAATTGCCGGATGCGACACTGTGCTCGAATCCGAATTCATTCATTTTCACCGGCGCCCCGGTGCCTTTTTTGAAAAGGATTATTGCCATCTCGAAAACCTCATAAATGGCCCGAACTCTTTCTATTGGCAGAGACCGGGCCATAATTAATATGCAGAAAATTTGTTATGCAGCCACTGAAACGCCAGTAGTTGCAAATGTCGGAACGGCCCCGTCAACATAAATACCTACCGCGGCCTGCGCCATGACGGTGTGGTCAACAGATGTGCAGTTTTTCAAGATAACAACTCCCTCAGTCTGTGCGGCTCCGAACCCTACCGCGTGCGCCGGAGTAGCGGCGGAAAGAATGTTATTGATGAACGTGCAATCTTTCATCAGCAGCATTCGCTCGACATCCGTGGCGTTTGCTCCGTACACATTGACAAATTCCGTGCCGCCTGCCTTGCTCAAAAATAGGCAATTCTCGAAATACGAATCTCTGCATTTCTTGCCGGCCAGAGTGGCGGTAACTTTTACGTTAGGCCTGATCTTATTGTCAGCAACAATGTTGGCCGTCGAACCGAAAGAACAATCATAAAACATTGCGCTGTCGCCATTGTGCAGTAAATCTGCCGCTGCAGTTTCATCGAGATCTGTTTCTTTATAAAATTCGCAGTTGAAAAACCTGGTGAACTCCCCACCCTCGGCGAAGGCGTAAAGCCCCTCGTTGACCGTGTTGGAGTTCATGAATTTGATACCCATAAAGGTATTACGGACACCGGTATTCTGGACCGTGGCGATGTTGGTTGCCCCGGTGGAGAGGGCGCAGGAGATTTTTACCCCCTGTCCGTAATGGCCTAACATGCCATTGATTCCTATGGTATGCAGGCGGTTCTTGGTAATGGAGACCATGGCCGCCTCGACAACTGTCGAATCACCGTCAATCAGAATTATATCGTTGTTGTTGTCGGTGGCGGACGATATTGCCTTTCCATAGGTCTTGAATGCGTCTCTCCATGACTGCCCGCCGTTGGAGTCGTTGCCGTTTCGGTAATCGACATACCAAATATCTCCAGGACCGGTTAAATTAAGAGCGGCTTGGATCTGGCTCCGGGAAGTCTGAAGCCCGGTATGGTAAAAATCTCTGGTCTTTCTCATTGTTTTCTCCTTTGTTCAGCAAGGAGGGTTTCCCCTCCAGCAAGGTAGATGTTTATCAGGTGGTTACGGGCGGAGAAGTCAAGCCCTTGTAGGCCAGCAAAATCCACCCGATGGTATCGTCAACGTAAAGCAGGACGGCTTGGTCGCCGGCGTCGGCAAAGACAATGGTCGTAAAGCCTGTTTTTGTGGTCGGGGTCAGGGTGCCATCGCCGCCGCCGTCCGTGGTAAGGTGAATAACAAGCATCTGGCCGGGTGTGCCGTTCGCCAGGGTAAGCGCCTCGGCGTCGCCCCCGGTTGTTTTGGCCACATAAGCATGCGTTACCGGGATGGCCAGCACGTCAGCGGCGACGGTGGTTGCCAGATCTTCCGTGGTGTCTGAATCGTTCTGGCGATAGATCTCACCGAGTCTCAAAATTCTGGACATTTTCAATCTCCTTTTAAACGAAAGGGGCCGAAGCCCCCTTCGTTATCAGTTATCTATCAGTAGGTAACGGCACAACCGCAGTTCTGCGGCTGGGCAATGGTAATTCCAAACCAGGTAAACAACCGGAACCGAAATGTCATTGTGGCAATATTGCCATCATAGAGCATGTACACTTTGAGGCCGTTGCTCATGGTGTCGGTCATTACCTTTGACCCTGCAAACTGACTGAACAGTTCAGCCGGAATGGTGCCGCCAATGACCTCGATTGCCATCTTGTCGAAGAACACATTGACCTTGTTCGTGGCGTCGGTGTTCAGGCGGGTGATGGTGGCCGCGTTCAGAATTGTGGTGTCAACGTTGGCATAGGCCTTTTCCAGGGTTGACAGGCTGCTGTCGTCTGCGGCGATAGGCTTCGGATAAACCTTGATATGCGTCGCATCAGTCAACTCGATGACGGTGAAAATCATCGCCTGCCCCGTGTTGGTCTTGTCGGCCAGGCCGAGAGCATAGACCGGCGTGCCGCTATTTTCAACGGTGAACTTGTCGCCCACGGCAAGCAGCGAACTATCATTGACCACAAACGTTGCTTCCCGGTAATCAACATTCGTCACGACAAGCGTGGTAGCGTTGACGGTGCCGCCCTGGGGCGCGAATGAGTGATTGCCGGTAACGGTAACGGCCGGGTCGGCGGCGCCGGTGATGTTCGGCAAATACGAGCCGGTGAACACGTCAAATCCGGCGATGTTTTGGCCAATCTGGCCCTTTGCCCACGTCTCGGCTGGCTTTCCCTGAAGAGTCTGCCTGGCGGCAAGGTCTTTGGCAAAAAGCAAGGTATCGCGGTCATTCAGGATGAATGTTCTCCCGGTGTTCATCAGTTGCCGTTCGTTCAATATTGTCTGAGCTTCAGCGATGAAATCGTAACCTGAATCAGCGTTGCTTCGGTAAAAATTGGCGGACTGGTTTTTTACCGCCGTAACAATTTGTGTTTGCATATTTGTTGACTGCCGGCGAGCCGACTGCGCGGAGCGGTCCTTCCAAAATCTTTCCGTCCGCATGTCATCTGCCCGCTGCTGGACAAAATCATTCGACGGGGTGCCGAGAACGGCCGGATAGGTTTCCTGGATAATTCCGGTTTCAGAGTTCGAGATGTCCCAGCCGGAAATTAACGGGGCATGCTGCTGGACCGGATACCAGATGACGTTTGAACTGTGCTGCATCATCTCCGCTTCCGGTTCATGGAAGTTAACCTGATTCAGCAGGTCGGGCTGCTGCTCGTAGGTCTCAACGAAGTTTTCAAACATTACTTCGGCAATTTTGCCGGTGGTAAGAGCCATTTTAAATTCTCCTTATTTTTACCATGCGGACACGTTAATGCCTGCCGCCCTGGCCTGCTTCTTGGCGTTGTATGCCTTCTGCGAGTCGCCTTTTTTGTGCGCTTCCTGATACGATTTCTTCAGGGCTGCGGCGTTCGCGTTCGGGGCTGCATCGCCTTTCAACTGGCGGCCCGGAGGCGGGGCTTTACTTGTCCTTTTTTTCGGGTTGGTTATCAATTCGAGCTGGCGGCCGAGGA